GCCAGCTCATCCCGCCACCGCTCCAGCGCCTTCGTCGCCACCGGCGCCCCGGCCCGCATCGACCACGCCCCAGCAAACCCCGGAGCCGACTGCCCCTGCATCGGCGCCCGCACCCAGCGCATAACACGCCGCCCCGGCTCCTTCAGCCGCGCATAAGCGATTTCACCCCTCAAAACCAGATTCGTACCGATCCGCACCACCTGTCGCTGTTCCATCCGAACCCCCTTGGCTATGTTCTCGGCTATGCCGCCGTTGATGGTCATACGATAGCACCTGATAGAACCTGATGCAACAAAAAATAATCATGTGTCGGCAAAAAGTCACGGGATACCCAACAAACACCCCACATGACAACAAAAAAACCCCGTGATTACCGGGGTTTTGAAGTGGTAGGCCGCGCGGGGATCGAACCCGCGACCACATGATTAAAAGAATAGGTGTTGTCTGAAAGATCGCGTTGCCGTGCAATGGATTGCGAAAGAAACGCATAGTCGGCTATGCGTCCGGCTATGCTATTTGTTATCCGGCATGACTAGGCGAAAGTCGCGCCAACCACACCGTATGCAAAACCGATGATTCACCGGCCAGGCCGTACCGCGCGACATCATCGGGTCTGCTCGTTTCCATCGCCCGTAGATGTGCTCATGCTCGTCGCCATTGGTCCACCATACCCAGCCGCCCGTAATCGCCACCGCCGCCGCAGCGCCGATCGCCAACCATTTCGCCCGTGTTACGTGGATTGAGTTCATGCGGCCAGTATACTCCGGATCCGGATCGGCGTCAACCGTCTCTATTGCCCAAATCCCTTCAGCAGTTCGATCCGCTCGGTCCACGGCCTGTTCATTGCCTTCATGGCGGGATCGCCTGAACCTATCCGGATCTCCAGCGCGTAATCCCGCACCCGTTCGGCATAGTAGGCATCGGCAGCGGATGTCTCTGGCAGCATTGCCAGGTATGCGCCAACCTCCATTTTTGACGGCTTCATGCTCAGAATCTGCTCTCCACGGCCGTATCGGATGCTCGCTTCTGTCGTCAGCGATCCATCCTGTACCAGCTTGTACGCATCATCCCATGCTTGCGTCCGGACTACCGCATACACATGCTCCCGGGGGGCCGCCTTCTCGCGCAGTGCCTCCAGGTATCCCTTGTTGCTTACCCGCAGCCTGCGCCCGATCGTGTTGCTGATGATCGGCAAGCGCAGCGCCTTCTCCAACGGAGACAGCGCCACGTCGCCGACGCCCTCGCGCGGGATCCGGTAGATCATCCCGCCGCTCATTACGTTCCACGTCTCGCGCATCATCGGCGATATGGCCGCGCCGGCCTCCACCTGGGTCGGCGTGATTCCAATCCCCTTGGGTGTTTCGCCCGTCAACACCTGGCCCCACTGTTTCCCGAGTACCAAAATCGGATTCAGCCCCGGCAACTGGTCGGCGCCGTAGTCCAGCAGGCTTCCGACGCCTTCCTGGTTGATCATCTTCCACAGTGCGGCCGACGCAAACCGATTGGCCTCCGACAGCGGCGATGTCTCAAAGATCACCTTCGTGTGTGTGGGGTCCGTGGGGTCCCACCACAGCAGGTGTACGGCGTAATTCTCCTTGTAATACCTCGGCACGTACTTCTCCATCTTCCGCAGCTCTTCCCCGTACCACTCGCCCCACTCGCCAAACGCCTTCTTCAGCACCTCCTTCATCACGCCTGCACCGATGGCCGCCATCAGCAGCTTGGGCAGCACGCCATAGCGCAACGCCGTCAACGTCGTCCGCAGTGGCTCCTCCGCAAACGCCTTGGCCGACGATTGCCACCCTCGCAGAAACGGATTGTAGAACATCACAAACGAGTCAATCGCCGTATTCAAGCGAGCCCGGTTTGCAAAATCAGGGGACCCCGCCCGCTCCTGCACCATGCGCTGCAATTCCGTCTCGCTCATGTTCGGGTACTGATCCTTCAGGTACAGCCAGCCGGCCACCTTCCGCGTCATCTCCCCGCGCCGTGTCGGGTTCATGTACCACTGCTTCACCGCATCCAGCGCCCGCTCGCGCCCCGTGGTGTCCAGCCCCATCCAGTTCTTATTCAGCCCATACGCGGCCGTCAGCCGCTCCAGCGCCGTCTGCGGCCCGATATTATCCAGCGCCCGCCCCACGCGCCCGCCGATCTTCTGCCCCACGATCTGCGCCAGCCGATCCTGACCCGGCTGCAAACCCTCCGGGAACGTCAGCAAAATGTTCGACCGCATCACCTCTGCGGCCTCGGGCGTCAGTTGCCCGCTCATAATGCTCTGCACGATCGGCTTGGCTCTCCCCGCATAGCGGTTGTACGTGATTCGCCCCTTCCACCCCGGCAGATTCCGGATCCAATCCTGAATATCGCGCGGCGTGTTGAGCATCGGGAAGCCGTAATTCAGATACGTGAACAGCCCCTTCTGCTTCCGCAGCACCGTGTTCACCAGCGCCGTCAACACCCGCTGGCTCGCCGGATCCGCATTGTCGATAAAGTCCACGATCTCCTGGGGCGCCCAAAAGCTCTCCGGCTTCCCGCCCGCCATGTACGTCACCGTGCTCGCCCGCGGCCCCGTCCCCGTCACCGGCACCATCCGCTGCATGTTGGCATCCCACCGCGTCCCGGCCGGCTTGTACATCTCATCGCCGGCATCGGCCAGCAGCGCCCGCGTCGCCGCCTTCAGCTCGTTCCGGTAGGCCGCCGTGATGATAGAACGGTCCATCTCCAGCGTCGCCTGCCACGGATCTCGCGCCAGCCCCAGATACCCCTCCTGCTTGTGGATCTGCGACCCCACAGCCGCGCCATACCGCTCGTTGAACACCGCTTCCAGCGGGTCCATCGCATCATTCACCGCCGCCACGTGCGTATACGCCGCCCGCGCCTCCATCAAATCGGCCAGCTCCTGATCCAGCAGCCCCTTCTCCTTCGCCAGCCCGATCACATACCGCTTGCGCAGCTCATGCCACGTCTCCTGCGCCTTCACCATGCCATTGTACGCCGTCTCGCCCAGGCGCTGCCGCTGCCTCGCCAGCGCCTCATTCGACGCCGCCGGGTTCATCCCCAGCATACTCGCAATCCCCTGCCGGTTCTCGGCAATATGCCGGTTCTGCAGGAACGTCTGCCACTCCAGCAGCGGCACGCCAGCATCCGCAAACACCATCCGCCCCACCTTGTCCTGCACCTCCAGCATATACCCCATCGACCACGAATGCCGGTACCGCTCATTCTGTATCGCCGCCCGCATCCGCTCCGATGTCGCCCCTCGCCCCTGCTTGGCCGCCACCGCCGCCCGGCGCTCCAGCGGATACGCGCTACTCCACAGCATCCCCATCACCGCGTCCCGGTTCTGCCCCGGACTCAATATCAGCTTCGCCCGCAGTTGCTTCTCGTGCGCCCTATCCGCCTCGGCGATCCCCGCCATCTGCCGCTTATCCCGCTCATCGCCCACCCGCCCCAGCGTCGCGTCCACCTGATACTTCTCCCACAGATCCCGCGCCTCCGGCCGTTGCACCAGCCAACTCTGCCACAGCTTGTAATACGTCGGCGCCCGCTGCCGCATCGCCGCCGGGTTATTCGCCAGCACACTGAACGCATCGGCAAACATCTCCGCCGGATCCTTGAAATACTCCGGTATCTCCTCCGTCCCATGCCACCAGGCGATCAACGGATTCAGCTCATCCAGCACCTGCTGCCGCGTCACCAGCCCACGCTTCCGCGCCTCCGCCGCGATCAACTCCCCATAGCGCGCCGTCGCCGCATCCTTCCACACCTTCAGCGCATCCGCCTCATCCTTCGCCGGCCGCTTCCCTGTCTCTTTCTCCGCCTGCCGCCGCAACGCCGCCCGCTCCTTCACCGAAGGCAACGCCGCCTCGTCATTCGGCGGCAACTCCGCCAGCATCTTCTTCGTGTATCCATTCAGCGCCGCCACATGCCCCAAAATGTTACCCCGGCTCAGCTCCCAATTCGGCACATCGTCGATCCAGTGCCCGATCTCATGCGCCAACACATCCGACGCCATCATCGGATTCTCCGTCAGCCGCTTCTCCCGCAGCTCCGTCAGCCGATTATCGATCCAATCCCTCATCGCCGCATCGCGCCCCGGCCCGCCCACCTTCTCCACCCAGTTCGCATTTGCCCAAAGCTCCGCGTCCGCCCGCGCCGCCCTCAAATCCTCCGGGTGGAGCAGCTTAAACAGACTCCGCTTCAGCTCGATCCCGACCGGCCCCGTCCCCGGCAGCGTCCGATACACCCCCAGCGCCGACCCATGCAACGCCCGCAGCCGCTCCTTCACCTGCGGATACTTCCCCACGCCACTCCGCGCAAAATCCACCAGCTCCGGCAATTCAATCGGCAAAATGGAATACCGCGGATCATTGGCCGGCTGCGCCGTCCTCTCCGGCACCACCCGCTGTCCCGCCGCCGCATCCCCCGCCACATCCGCCATTGCGCGCGCCCCGCCGCCAGCCGGCGTCGGCATCCCGACCTGTGCCGGTTCAAAAACAACAACCTCCAACTCGCCACTATTCGGATAAACAACAACTACTCCGTCGTATCCACGAGACTCCAGTTGTTCCCTGATTTGTACTGATTTCGCATCAAGTTCCTGCTGTGGCCGGAGACCATGATCTTTGAAAATGCGCGTCGTGTCTATATCCGCCGCGTCTTCCCAACGAACAACATACGGGTTATTAAGCGCCACGGTTGAAGAAACCGGATTCCCATAATTGGTTGCTGTTTCTTTACGATTAGACCAGTACTGCCCCTTTCCAAAGTGCCCTTCGTCGGTAGGTCCGCTTGGCACTGTTCCCCTGTATAAAGTCATGCCGGAAGCAAACCTATTGCGAATATCCTGAATATCAAGCGCCGCCGCATCCCCCGCCACATCCGCCATCGCGCGCGCGCCGCCGCGTGCCGACTGGGTTGTCGGTGCGGTGGGGGAAGATTTGAACACGTAGCGGTCGTTCTCGCGGACTCTCCGTTCGATGTCATTTAGAATCGCATTGCGCTCTGTTGCGGATTTCTGCGATAGGCGGAATGGACTAGGGACTTCAAATCCAGATTCGTTTATGCGCTTTGCTACTTCATAAAACGCTTCCGTGTCATACACATCTGCAATACTGAACTTGCCTTCCGCGTAACGGTTCCATACGGCATCGCGCCATTGTTGTTCAGCCGTTTGGTAAGCTATCCGTTTGTCGGTTCTAGCGCGTGATCTATCTCTGCGCTCGCCATCCGTCATGCGGTTCATCTGCGTCAAAGAAGCATCAGGGGAGAATCCCGTTAGTGGCTTTTCTACTCCGATTGACTGCGCGAACTCTTCCGGCGTCATCAACTCCGCCGCCTTGCCCGCCGCCGTCTCCGGTTGCGACAAAGCTGATAGCTCGCTGTTGATCCTGGCTATCTCGGCTGCGTTCTTCACCGGGTACTGTCGGGCGCGATCCATTCGCTGTTGAAGGGCAAACCTCTTACCTTCATTCTCCAAGTGTTGCCGAACCGTCTGCAACGCCCCGGAGTCCTTGTCACGCGCCGGAATAACCTCGCCATCATTCAGGTTAATTGTGCCCAGTTCGCGCCCGGTTACAGCGTGCGCCACTGTAACCACACCATCCCGCGACACATTATAATCCAAAGTGCCCAGTCGGCGAGATCCAGAATCTTGGGCGTTCAACGCCGCAAGAAGTGCGTCGTTCCCTACACTCTCCGCCTTGCCCGCCGCCGCCGGCGCCGGCCCAAACTTCGCCCCCGGATACAACAGTTCAAACACCTGATTCAGCACCTGCTGGCGATCATAACCGCTCCGCGTCACCACCGCTCCGTCGGCCACCCCACTGACGCGCGCCTTCCACCCGTCCCGCGTTTCCTCAATCTTCACCAATCCGTTTTCGACCTGGTATCCCACATACCGTTCCACGGCCTGGTCTATCGTCTCACCCTTCACCCGTTCCAGTACCCGCACCGGCGCTTCTCCTTCAGGCTTCCCTGGCCCGAATCCATCCGGCGTCACGTCGGTGATGGTAGTGCCGCGGCCAGCCTCCGTCCCCCGGTTAAACAGATTCTCCTCGACCGCCCCCTCCACGCCCGGCAGCCCCGGCTGCGCCAGGTCCCCGGCCGTCCCCGTGATCCCCGCCGCCGACCGCCGCGCGATCTCCTCCCGCTGCGCCTGCGTCTGCTGCTGCTGCGCAATTCTCCCTTGCTCCGCCGCGATCTGTTCCGGCGTCTGGCTCTCCAGCGTCAGCGCCGCCGGCACTGGCTCGATCCCCGTCACGTCCGGCACCAGCTCCTCCGTCGGTTCCGCCAGATCCTGCTCCCGCTGCGCCTTATTCTCCTGCTCCTGCACACGGTATTCCTCCCGCGCCAGGTCATAGCCCGCGTCGCCCTTGCGCAACACCCCCTGCACCATCGCGTCCTCGCCCGTCTCAAAGCTCCTCACATAGCCGTCCCGCAACTGCGTCTCATTCGCATCCTTCGACACCACATGCCACTCGCCGTCAGCCCACACCATGTCGCCGTCATTCAGAAACGCTGTGTCCACGCTCTCCGGCGGCGTAAACTTGGCCTCCGACACTCCCGCCCTCCCGGCGATCTCCTTGGCCGCCGGCAACAGCCGCGCGCGCTGTACCGGGTTCGAGGCGTCCACCTCTTGCCCCACCATCTTCGCCAGGTTCTCCACCTGCCAGCGGGTATACTTCGTCTCCTCGATCGCCCGTTCCTTACCCGTCAGCGAATCCAGATACCGCTCATAGTTCGGATCCGTGAAGACCTGGTTCACGCGCATCAACTGCTTCAACTCGCGCTCCGCCGTCACCACCGCCTTGCGCTCCGCCGCTGGCAACTCCGCCAGCTCCTGCGCCCGCTTGCGCAAACCGGTAGCCGCCGGCGGTTCATTCAGCCGGCTCATGCTGATGTCCTGAAACTTCTGCGAACTGTCCCCCTTCGCCGCATAGCTCATCCGCACCATCCCGCCGCCCAACACCTCCACAACCTTCCCCTTGATCGGGATGTTATAAGGCTTCCCGGCCGCCGACCGCGTGACCAGCACGTTCTGTCCCTTCGAGATCGGCCACCCCAGCTTCTGGCTCGCCTCCTGTTCCAGTTGCTCCCGCACCTGCGCCCGGTCCATCGTCTCCAGCGGCGTCGTCTCCGTCACCACCGGCGCCTGCGCCTCGGGCGCCATCGGGGCCATATCCATTACTGCGGGCGGCGTTATCGCCGCCTCTGGCACCACCGGCGCCTTCACCCTCACCGACTCCGGCGCCCACGGCACGCCCGTCCGCTTCCACCATACATCCGCCGCCGCCGCCGGCGCCACGGGCGGCCCCATCCCCGCACCCCCTTGCCCCACTACCTGCCCGGCCCCCGCTGGCCCCGCCACGCCCAGCCCTTGTCCCGCCGCTCGCGCATCCAGAGCCGCCTGCTCCGGGTTCACACTCGGCATCGGCGCGCGCTCCCCCTGGTTCCGCGCCTGCATCGCCTTCACAAACTCGCTATTCTCATTCCCATAGATCCGCTTCAGCGTCCGCAGTATCTGCCCCTCGCTCATTCCCTGCTTGCGCATCCCGGCGCTCTGTTCCGCCAGCGATTGCGCCACCAGCCCGCGCTCCCGGATCGTCAGCTTCCTAAACCAGTTGCTCTCCACGATCGGCCGTATCGCATCTTTCGCCTGCGTCCAGTCCCTGGCTCCACCCTTCGCCGCCAGCCCCGCGCCAAACACCCCTTGCGCGATCACATCCTCCAGACTCCCGCCCTCCGCCGCCGTCAGCCCGCCGAAAAGCGCCCCGGCTGCCGGGATCCGCGCCGCCGCCGGCAACCCCGACACCGCCCCGAGACCCAACTGCTGCGCCAGCCCCATCGCCGCCGCCGTCGCAATCTGTTCCGGGTCCCCGCTATCGCTGGCCCCCAGCGCCCCCATCGCCGGCATCGTCGCCATCCCCAGCACCGGCGCCGCCGCCTCATACAGCGGACCCGCCCCGCCCAGCGCCCCGGCGCCCTGGTTCACGCCCCGCACCACGCGTCCCACCATGTCCGTCTTGCCGGCCAGCTCGTCGGCCCGTCGTCCCCACTCCTCGCCGACCGCCTTCACGCCCCGCGCCCACCGTCCAAACTGCGTGCTCCCATCCGCCCCGGCCGTCCCCAGCTTGCGCGCCGCCCAATCCACCACATTACCCGCTGGCGTCGTCGTCAGCCCCGCGGCCGCCCGCTGCGCCGCCCCGCCGATGTCCATCAGCCCCACCTGCACATCCGCCGCCAGACTCCCCGGCTCCATCTCCGCCACATCCGGCACACCCGTCTCGGCAAAGTCAGCAATTCCGCGCCCCACCTCCTTCGCCGCCTCCACCACCACATTCCCCGGCCCCTGCGCCGACGCCCGCGCCCGCGCCCGCGCCTCCTCCCGATCCGCCTCAAACTCCGGGTTCTTCTTAAACTCCTCCCAAAACAGCTCCCTCTCGCTATCCGCCACATCAAACGTCCCGCCGCCCAGCGTCCGCACCGATCGCACCCGCTCCACCCCCTGCGCCTGCGCCAGAAACTCCGGCACCTGGTCCTCCGGCACATCATACAGCGCCCCCGCCGCATCCCGAAACGCCTGCACCGGCCGCGCCTTCGGCGCCTGCGCCATAAACTCCGGCACCTGGTCCGCCGGCACATCATACAAACTGCCGTCCTCACCCTGGAACGAGCGTATACCGATCATGTCACTCTCCTGTTACCGACGCCGAAACCGATCAATCCCGCTGGCCGGGTAAATCTGCGACGCCGTCCCCGCGCCGGCCGCCGCCGGTCCGGTTCCAGCCGCCGCCCCTGCCGTCGGCATCGCCGTCCCCGGCGCCACCTGCTTCAACAGCGCCCCGATCACCGCCATCATCGCCGCCTTCCCCTGGGCATCCGCCCCCGACATCAGCCGGTCCATCATCGCCTTCTTCTCCGGCCCTTCCTTCATATTGTTCACCTGCATAAACACCATCGGGTCCACGTCAGTCCCCGTCAGCGACTTAAACAGCGGGGCCAGATTCTTCAGCCGCTCCGTCACATCCGGAGTCGGCTCCACCTTCACCGGCGCCGCCGTCTGCGTCACCCGCCCCTCCGCGTCGATCGTCACCGTTCCGCCAGCTCCGCTCGCCGCCTCCTGGTTCCCCCTCATTACCCACTTCGTCCCATCCCACACCGCATTCCCGGCCGCCCCCGCCACCCCCTGCGGCTGCATCCGCCGGCGCTCCGCATCCCGGTCCGCTTCCCGGCTCCCGTCGGCCATCTGGTTCTCCCTCCCCATCTCCGCCGCGATTCGCCGCTTCCTCACACTCGTCGGCCCGCCCGTCCCCATGCCGCGCTCGATCCGCGCCCGCTGCATATCCACCGTGCGATTCTGCGCCTCCCGCTGCTCGATCACGCTCGGCGCCCGCACCATCGGCGCAGCCGGCGCCCGTCCGGTTGCGGCCGCAGCCCCTGCGGCCGGCGCCACTGGCACCGCCCCCGCCACCGGCGCCACCGGCGCCCCTCCCATTACCGCGGGCGGCGTTCTCGCCGCCATCCCCGCCATCGCCGGACCCAGCGGGATCTGCCCCTGCCCGACAGACCCCTTATCCGACTGTGCATACACCCCACCGCCCCTCACATTCGCCTGCGGCACCACGATCACCCCACCGCCCGGCGGCCGAAACGCCACCGTTCCCGGCCGCTCGGACTGCGGTGCCAGCAGTTGCATCGCATTCGCCGTCCCCACCCCCGGCACCGGGTCCAGCACCGTCCCCGCGTTCGGCCCGCTCGGCTCCGCATACGGCAGCGCATCCTCCCGCTGCTTCTGCGTCAGCCCGCCAATGTCGCCAAACGGATTAAACCTTCCAGGAGCCATCGGCGCCACAGGAGCAACCGGCGCCACAGGAGCCACCGGTACACTCGTCGCACCAGGTGCCACAGGTGCCACCCCAGCCACGGGCAAAGCCGGCATGTCCAGTTCCTCACGCCCGTCCAGCCTCGCATCCAAAGCGCCCTGCACCATATCATCCAGCGCCCAAGGCGTCCTACTCATCATTCGTGTCGCCATACTACCCCCTTCTCCTGTTTCCAATTATACACCCGTCCCAAAATCATGCCACTACCGCCCATGCACCATATTACGCAACAACTCTACGTCAGCCCCCCTCCGGTTCTTGTCGTAATCGGCCAACGATCCTGCGTGTTTCTTCGCGTCTTCCGCGTATCGTGAAGAGCGTGAGCGGATACCATCCGCCTCCGAAACATGCGCATGATTCAAAACCCACACGTCGCCCAGGTAATACAGGCGATCGATACTGCTACCGATCAGCGACCACCACGTGTCCAGCCCAGAATGGAGCAGCCCCGGATACGCCGCATACCCCACCGCTTCCATCATGCGGCGGCTTATCACCGGAAACTCCAGCAGCCTGCATCCTGATCCTGCGTCTGAATACATCACCGCAACCCCGTCGTTCGGCCACCAGTCGCGCAACACAGCATCCCACCCCTTGCTCTCAAAAATCACGTCGTCGCAGACCAGTACCAAAATATCCCCCGTCGCCCGCCCCGCCATCTGGTTCCACTTAACCATTGTCGGCACCCCTACAACAACCGACTCGCGGCCAAACTTCTCCACGTACTCCGCCCTGCGAGCATCGGTCACGTCCGTCGCCACCAGCACTTCCACCTTATCGGGCCGTTCGGCGGTGTTAATGGCGGAGTCCATGAGTCGCTTTGCGAGGTCGGGACGGCCTTGGCTCACAACAAGCACGGAGATCACCGCGTCGCGGTACGCGCCCGTTTCTGCCGGCTTCTCAGTTCGGGGTTCCGGGTACCAGCCGACGTTGCTCGTCACTAGCGGGTGGCCCGAGTCCAATTTCCGCGCCGCAAAATAATCGGCACGCGAACCAGCGTAGTCCCCGACGCCCCACTTCTTGATTGCCCTATGTACCAGTCCAGCAGCATCCATCGTGGTGCAAAATGTCTGGTAGTTCCCTGCGATACGGGCGTCACTGGCGTTTAGTTCATGGGCCTTCGTCAGCAACTGTACCGCCTCTTCCTTCTTCCCGATCCACCACGCCGCTACCCCGGCCAGATCATACGGGCCTTCGTGCTGTGCGTACCGGTCAACCAGATAATGACTGGCGCTCTTAGGCGTCTTGATAGCCTGTTTGGCAGCGGCATAACACCCGGCGTAATTCCCGCGATTAAGCTGAACCGTTGCCAGTGAGATCCAAGGCTCTCGTTCTCCTGGGCATACTTCGACGCCCTTCTTGTACGCCCAGATCGCCTCACCCCACCGCCCGAGACGCCCAAAGCACTCCCCGGCCATACGACACGACGCCGCCCGTTCCGCGCCCCATGCGTGCGGAAGCAATGCGTGCTTCGTCAACACGGGGATAGCCTCGGCATTGCGGTTTGCAAAATACAGCTCCCGTCCATAGTAGTGGAGTATCCGGTCATCCTTGGGGCGCTCCTTCACCGCGAGTTCGAGCAGTCCCATGTACGATCCCCGGCTCTTGGTGTGGTCTGGGCGGTGATACAATTCCAGTTCTACAAACCCGCCTCGCTCCTCGCACATTGCCTCAAGCACCTCGTGTACCGGACTCACCCAGCGGAAGTCCCGACTGTGGATCTTGTCATAAACAAACCGCTTGTCCGGACTACCGTCCGCGTTGAGCCTCCACGAATACCAATAGCGCAGGCGGTTCTTCCCCTCCCACGCGGCCAGTATCCTTTCCTTCCAGTCCGGGTTCTCAATCGTCTCGTCCACGTCCACCGAAAACAAGCAATCGTACTCTGCCGGTATCAAGTCGATAACGGCATTCCGCGCGACATCGAAACGCCAGGGGGAAACGGTGATGTTGTGTACTACCGCCCCGCAACGGCGGAAGGCCTCGACTGTCCCGTCCGTGCTCCCGGTGTCCCCCACCACCACAAGATCGGCGTACTTGGCAGCCTCCATAAACCGCTCAACAAACGCTTCCTCGTTCTTCGCTATGCAGTAAATACAGACTTTCGACATGCTTATCCCCTGTTTATGCGAGGCTGTAATCGACTCGCCCAAAATGGTTGGTTGTGTTCCCCAGTTTCAAAGTCACCGCCGCGTTGATGGTAGACGGAGTTGTTGGGTCTGTTGCGTCGTATCCAACGTATACTTCATGCGCCACCCCAAGAGACAGGTACTCAATGGTTCCAGAAGCCAAGACCTGACCCGCGGTAGCCCCGGAGGGGATTGTTACTGACGCAATGGAAACCCACCCAGCATCAGTGACGAAAGGTCGATATGCCTTACCAGTGGGTTCCGTGAAGGCAGGGGACCCGTCGTGTATAAAGTAGTAAAAATTGAAAACAGCGTCGGATGTTGGTCCATCAGTGTAAACCACCTCCCAGTCCAGCTTCACGGTCTTCATCCGTTTGTATGGCAGTGCGAAGGCTAACCCGGTTTCAAGCGAGGTCCCCGATAATTCTGCCTCGAACAAATGGATGTAGTGCCAGGGGGAAAGCCAGTAGACAAACCAATTGGGGGCCGAGTACAACACCAAGCGATTGTACCTGTTCTCGAACTGCATCGGGGCCGCACGCACGGACGACGTTGGGCTTACACGTACCCAGTTTGCGGCCCATATGGGACAGATTAACTCAGCGGCCGACACAGAGGCTCCAGCATTTAGTGAGTAGTAAGGGGAAGTCCCACGGTACCACGGGTTCGGGAAGTATCTCCAGTACCGGATAACAGACGGCATGAAGATGTCCGCCAACACCGCCTTTCCACCCGCTCCGACGAGCGGGTTGACGTCATCTGTTACAAGGATACCACTCATCAATAATACTCCGGGTGCTGCGCGGAATGAAGCGCGATAGGGACCCACCCATACTTGTAGGGGTCATCTGGGTCATAGTTCTCGTAGTCGATCCAGCGGCCAAGCACGTGCGTAGGCCCGGTAATCTCGTCATAGTACTCCGCACTGAATCCCGGTCCCGTCGGTCCGGTACCTCCGGTGGGACCAGCAGACGGTCCTGTAGGTCCAGTTACCCCAATGCCACCAGCGGGACCCGTTACGCTCGGGCCTGTCGGGCCTGTCGGACCTGTATATCCTGTCGGACCCGTAGACCCCGTAGGCCCTGCAGACGGTCCCGTTGGCCCAGTGGCCCCGTTCATGCCGATTGCCCCCGTCGGTCCAGTGGCCCCGTTTTGTCCGGTTGACCCCGTTGGCCCCGTTACGCCAGCCGGCCCCGTGGCCCCAGTCGGTCCAGCAGAAGGCCCAGTCGGTCCCGTTGCACCAGTATTCCCAGTTCCCCCGGTCGGTCCTGTAACTCGTGGCCCCGTGGGGCCAGTCAATCCAAGCGGGCCGGTCGGTCCGGTTGCTCCAGTCGGTCCTGCAGAGGGTCCCGTTGGCCCCGTTACGCCTGCTGGCCCCGTGACCGCTGGACCCGTTGGACCGGTTACTCTAGGTCCAGTCGGTCCAGTCGGTCCGCCATAATGCGCGTCTTCGCCTGTGGGTCCAGTAGCTCCGGTCGGTCCCGTTGGCCCGGTTGCGCTCATTGGCCCGGTCGGCCCAGTGATTGCTGGCCCGGTCGGCCCGGTCGCGCCGTCGTCTCCGTCTTCGCCATTGCTCCCATTCGCGCCTGTTGGTCCTGTTGGACCGGTGGCCCCCTGAATACCTTGTGGCCCTGTTGGACCTGTTGGACCAGTCGCGCCAGTCATGCCCGTTGGCCCGGTCACCCCTTGCACGCCCTGCGCACCCGTTGGACCTGTGGTTCCCATAGGTCCGGTTGGCCCTGTGGTTCCTTGCACTCCCTGTGGGCCGGTTGGCCCGGTTGCCCCTTGTATACCCTGAATACCCTGCACACCCTGCACGCCTTGAGGCCCGGTAGGTCCTTGGACACCTTGAATACCCTGCGGGCCGGTTGGCCCCTGAATACCCTGCGGCCCGGTCACACCTTGTACGCCCTGTGGCCCGGTCACCCCTTGCACGCCCTGCGCACCCGTTGGACCTGTGGTTCCCATAGGCCCGGTTGGGCCTGTCGTTCCTTGAATCCCCTGTGGGCCGGTTGGGCCTGTCGCCCCAATAGGCCCTTGGATTGTACCGACATTGTCCCACGCTGATCCTACCACATCCCAAACATACAGATCGCCATCCACGAGATACCCGTCGCCTGCGTTACCCGTTGGGTGGGCCGCAACCAACTCGGCGTAGGTATCATACGACCCCAGGATGGTAACTCCGACGCCCGGGATCCCTTGCTCGCCAGTAGACCCCGTTGGCCCCGTTGGCCCCGTAGACCCAGATACACCTTGCGGACCCGTAGCCCCCAGCAGACCATCGGGACCTGTTGGCCCTTGCACGCCCTGCGGCCCCGTGCTTCCGGCAATCCCGTTTGTTCCTGTGGGTCCGGTTGGCCCTTGTATTCCTGCTGGTCCTGTCGATCCGGAGACACCCTGGACCCCTTGCACCCCCTGCACGCCCTGCGGTCCAGTGGCCCCATCATCGCCGTCAGTTCCGTTAGTGCCGCTGGGTCCCGTAGGCCCGGTTACAGCCGGTCCTGTGGGTCCAGAGGGTCCTGTGGCCCCATCATAGCCGTTCGGTCCGGTAGGCCCAGTAGGAGACGCCGGCGCCAACACCTGTTGATTATCCCGGCTCGTGACCTCGATACACAACGTGCCACTCGTAATCGGCACCGGATCGCCACTCCCTCCCACGCAAATCATCGTCTCCGCAGTGCCAGTCGTTCCATCCGTGTTCACCCGGACCGTCGCAACCTCCCATCGGGAGTACGTGCTGCTCCACGTCGCATCGGCGGTTGAGCGAAAGAGCGATGGAGCCGCGCCTGGAGTTGAGAAAACCTTTGTCGGCGGGACAACAATCGGCTTCTCGCTGCGAAACCCATCCTTAGTGGTGTCCGCACGCATGGACTCAATCGCCTGGTCAACAAACCCTCGTATTTCATGCGGTATCATGGCGTCACCGGGGGTACGATTAGCGTGGCAAAGAACGTCGCGTCCATTCCTGCAACTGGTACAACTTTCCAGGGGCTATAGCCGACAAGTTCGACTTTCCACGCCTGAAAAATAGTCACGCCCGTTACTAGATTGAAATTCCGAACGCCGGAATCAATCGGATACGGCGGTCCTGCTGCTGCTTTCGTCCAGTCATACACCTTTGCCGCCGCTCCGCTGTGTGTTGAATCGTTGTTCGTCGTGATCTTTACCCGGCGTATTCGAGCGTACTCAAGACCCTTTCCCTTGTCGGCCGCTCCAGCGTCCTCGGAAGACGATCCAGTGCTTCTCCTGTTCTCGCTTATCTCAAGAGAGTCCTGATAGGTTACTTGGTCATTTACCACGTAGGAATCTGTTGGTTGCGCAACGGTTGACACAAACGCTGTCGCAGATCCATCCTCAAGACCCAAATCGTTGAGGCCACAAGACATGTTCTTGTGTGCGTAGGCGGCCACACCGTCCATCAGTGTATCGCCGTACTGCGCCGCCTGATTTCTCCACCACCACCAATACCGCGTCCCGGGATTTGAGCCGTTATTGCACGAGAAAGACCCGTGTTCTTCTTGGGCCACGGCTACCTTCTGCTCCAAAACACACGAGTGTTTTCCGGTCTCTCGATCCCGCGATATTGCGGCCAAACTGTATCCTGTTCCTGCGACAGATTGCGTGACCGTCGGGAGCGTTTCGACATCCCAGTAGAACGTCTGGGTCAAGACATAGGCCATCCCCTTCTCAACGATAAACCCAGCCGTCGCCCCAGCGCCAGACACCATCGTCTGAATAAAGGTAACGGTATTCTCATCTTGACCCTGCTCCCGCTCCCAAACGTGGCGGGTATACAGCCATGTCCCAAAATACGGCTTGCCCTCGATCTGCGGGGTCGTCTCCGTCGCCACACCCTGGAGATACTCCACCAGCCCCCGCAGCAGCTCCCTCGGCACATCCGGCAAGATCCGCTCCACCATCTGCACATCACTGCGCGGCCGCCAGTCCAGCGACTTCCGCACCTTCCACCTCTGGCCCGCCAGCCACCGCTGCGCCCTTATCGCCTGTTCTGCCAGATCTCCCGCCATACACACACCCCTTATTACTGCGCATCTCGTCCTGTGTGGCGCGTTCACGCGCCATCCGCCGCCCGCGCCAGCGAGCGTAGCGAGTTAGCGCCCCTACGGCGTCGCCGGCACAGCCGCATTCGTCGGCGCCGCTGCCTTTGCCGGCATCAGCGCCTCGATCATACCCGCCACCGCCCCGATCCCGCTATCCCCCAGTGGGATCGTGACGGTCGGTGTCGCGGGGTTGCCGCTGGCGATGGTGTCGGTGCCGCCTTCAATCATCTGGTCCTGCACGCCGATCTGCACGCTGCGCGGGTAGCTCGGGTTTTCCAGATTCGACGGCTCTTTGATCGTAAACGTGCATCCTTCAAACCGCATCGTCTGGCACCTCGTCGCCGTCCCGCACCCCGCCAGCAGCGCCGCGAGCGACAGCGTAGCAAGCGCCACCGCGCACAGCACCCCGATCTGCGCGCTGCCATTCAGCGTGGGGTCAGCATACGGCTTGTTGCCGGCGTTCCTGTACAGCTCGGCCTGGATCACCTTGGCATCCTTGCCCAGCGCCCACGCCGCAAGCAGCTCCTTGCGGGCCAGTATCACCGACTCCTTGAGCTTCGTGATTTCCTCGACCGTCACCGACTCATCCTTCAGGATGTCGTTGAAAAGTCCCGACAGCTCCGACAGATGCTCCGCCGTCTTCCGCGCCTTGTCGATGTTATCTGGATCGAGCTTTGCGATCCACTTGTTCAACAGCGCCGCCAGTATTCTTTCGATTGGCAACGCCGAAAAGATTGCCATTCCCAGCTTGATCAATACCGATGTCAACATACTATCCTCCTTGTTTATCCCCGGCGACCATCGCCGGAAAAATAGTCACTTCGAAAAAATCTTGGCGACGATCTGCCCGATCACCGCCACACACGTCACGCCGACTAGCCAGGATAAGGTCTGCATACTCTGCCGCAACACCGCAAGCTGCGCGATTACCGACGGCTGGCCGTTGCCGATAAAAACCGCTTTCACGAGCCGCGCCATTTCCTGGTCTAATCGCCCGATCTTGTCGGCCTGTTTGCACTCGATCTCTTCATGTTTCTGATTCGACATCGTTTATCCTTTCGTCGTAGAAGTTTGCCGGGAGGAAGGAAAAAAAGTAAACCCGCCTCCCGGCTCCAGCCCACTCGGGCCGGACGTCGTTAAAATAAGTTCCTCAAATAAGCCTCTTGTTTTCCGTTTTGGTAAATGCGCTCTAGATCGTCGGCGGAAAGACGCCAGTGGAATACGCGGAAGTCGAATCGCGTTTCGGATTTATTGGGGCTGTTTTGGTAGCCAGTCATAAACAACTGGTAGATGCCTCCAGACGAGAAGCGATCGGCGCATGCTATGGTCTGTGATGATGAGATCCACGATCCATTTGCGGTGCGGATTGATACCATGCTGGTGTGGTTGGTGCCGTCCGCAGCCAAGGATAGAGCCATGAATACGAGGCCGTTGGTTGTGATTATCGAAACCACGGCGTTATCATTACTGTATCTGTTCGGCGTGTTGAAAAACCTGTAGCATGGGGTCTGCGAGATGCCGATTGAAACGAGGCCGGTGCCGGTGAGGGTGCAGTTGTTGGATATGCCTGGGGTGACATTGCGAGTGAACGCGCCGGGGCCGAAGGTATTGGTAGCACCTGCGAGCGATAGTGTGACGGCGTTGCTGGCCCAGCCAGAAACTGTGTAGATGCCTTTTGGCCAACTGTTGGTGATAGTTGGGTGATTGGTGTATGTGGAAAACGGGAATGACGCGAACTCTGTCGGGGAGGCAGTCAGGTTGGTTCCGCCTGCAATGCCGTGCGCCCACGCGCCGCCGAGTAGATCGGGGTTGCTGTATTGCACGGGCAGCGGTGTATAGTTGAGCATGGGGCACACGGTTAGCGCAAAGTTGGTGTAGGTGTGGCGGTACCAACCGGTGATCGTGATGCCATCGTGCGTGCCTGCGGGGAGGGTGGCATTCGCGATCTGATAGTTGGTGATTGCTCCGGCTGTCACGCGGCCAAACGAGGCGTCGCCCAGATTGGACGGAGCGAGACGCCACAGGGGCGCTGCGCACGCGGTGGACGCGATGAGCGCGAGGATGATGATGGATGTGGGTAGTCTCATGGTACGGTCGTGATTGCGGGGTTGACGTAGAGGTTGGTGCCGTATGCCCAGATAATGAAATGGTTGATTCTGTTGGTCTGCCAACTGCCGCCGCCGACGAAATACGTGGACGCGGGGAAGGTGAGCGAGTCGAAACCCTGGGCGGTGACGTAGAGCGGTTGGGGCGAGCGCAGAGCCGTCCAGGTGGTGTCCAGTGCGCCGGTGCCGACTAGGGCGATTGGGGTCTCATAGACGTTGGTGATGGTGACGCTGCCGGTGAGGTTGCTGATGGTGATCCACGGCTGGTAGACGTATTGAGGGACGAGGGAGGGGATCGGGTTTGTGGCTGCGCTGATTGCGGCGGCCGTCTGCGAGGGGATCGGGTTCGTCGCTGCGGTGATCGCGGCGGCCGTCTGCGCGGGGATCGGGTTAGTTGCGGCCGTGATCCAACTGGGGATCGGGTTTGTGGCGGCGGCGATAGCGGCGGCTCGGGCGGCGGGGATCGGGTTGGTGGAGGCCGTGATCCAACTGGGGATCGGATTAGTAGCGGCGGTAATCGCGGCGGCGGTCTGCGCGGGGATCGGGTTAGTGGCGGCCGCAATGGCGGCGGGGATCGGATTAGTGGCGGCCGTGATCCAACTGGGGATCGGGTTCGTCGCGGCCGTGATCCAACTGGGGATCGGGTTCGTCGCGGCCGTGATCCAACTGGGGATCGGGTTCGTCGCGGCCGTGATCATGTCGGTGACGTTCGTCCCTCTTACCCGCAACTCGTCGGTGTACAAGGGCAGCCGCACCACGGGCCGACCGCACCACGTAGCGCCCCATCCGGTGGCCTGCGGGTTCGTGACGTAGTTGGTGGCGTTGGTGGTGTCAGCATATACAGCCGTCCGTTCCTGCGGCGCGTTTTGCGCAAAGAAAACAGATGTCAGATTAGTTGAGTACGTCGAAAAAGTCCCGATGCCTACATTTGTGACAGAGTAAGCAGCGACTCTTTCGAGCTTATCGCAAGACAGAAAGGCAGCTTGTCCAAGTGTAGTCGCAGCGTCAATATCCGCAGTTTTCAGACTGTGACAGTGCCAAAATGCACCGTATTTAAAAACCTTGGTTGATTGAAGACTGACGCTAAGCAGACTTTCACAATCCATAAATGCATACTCAGTAACCTCAACAACGTTCTCCCCACCGCTGATGCTCGTAATTGCCGTGCCTGCGAATATAATACCGATGCTCGTTACGGGCAAGTTGTTCACCCTATCCGGCACAACAACGTCAGCCGGGCCGGAGTAGCCCGTCAGCGTGATCTGCACGCCGTCCGACGTCCATGTCCAGTTTGTCGCGCTGGCCGGGTTCTGCCATGCGGTGGCTATCGTGTTTGTCAGCGCGTTCAACCTGGCAATCGCGTTAGTGTCCGCCTCGACAGAAAGTTTGCCAGCGAGCGAGTTCGTCAGCTCCGTCCGCACAGCCGTCACGTTGTTGCTGTTTGCAAGGTCGCCCGCCACCCACTCCGCACGCCATACAGTGCCGGAAGCGCCGACGATTGTCGTAACGGAATTGCTGATCGCGTAACGCGCCCAATACCCGACCTGATCTATGATATTCGTCGCCCGTACCTTCGCGCCCGTCTTGTCCATGAAGATCATCACGTCATTCGTTTCAACCGATCCAAACACCGTGATCGTCCGCCAGTACGGACTAAAAACCCCTGGCGACGCGCTACCGCCTAGGTAGTAGTCCCCCGGCCCGCCCCATGCCGTTCCTGCCAGCGCCATCACCACTACCAGCATCGCCACTCTCTTCATACACACCCCCACACACCCACACACCCACACACTCTCTCTACCTCGCCAGCCTCACCTCGCACCGCTGATCCGCCCCGGTCTGCACCATCAGGTTCGCCTGCAGCCGCTCCAGCTCCGCCTCCGCCTCGGCCATCGTCTTCCACTTCCCATCGTCCTCCGCCGACAGCTCGCTCTTCACCCGCAGCCTGATATACTCCGCAAACAGCTTCGGTATCCCCACCGGCGCCCACTTCTCCGGTGTCGATCCCGGCGCCTCTCCCGTCGTCCCCGCCAGCGCCTTGTAGCACACCTTGTCGACCGCCACATATACCAGCTCTTCCGCCGGATACGCCGTCCCCCCAGCCCACTCCGTATAGCTTATCTCCGGCGTCACCGGCACAAACCGCACATACGGCCGCAGCGGCGCCGTCCCATCCGCCGGCAGCAGCACCGTATCCTCCCAAAACCGCAGCCCCGTCACCGCCTTGGCCCTCGGCGTCATCAGCGGGTCCAGATCATACGCAAACGCCCGCAGATCCACCCCCTGCACATCAAACTCCTGCACCGTATTGCCATCGTCATTCAGCCAAGACTGCGACATCGGCAAAAAGCAGATCATGCTCGTGTTACTCAACGCCGTCCAATACGTCCCCTCCACCGGCGTATTCCCCACATTCACGTCCACCAGACTCTCCCAGTACGCCTCCGCGTAATAGACCTGGTGCCCATCGCTGTAGGTCAACCCCGCGCCCCACGTCGGCCGGTACTGCCTCCGCTCCGTCACCAGCAACTGCGGCCACCGTTGGCTCTCCCACGCCGTCCGCAGCGCCTGGTTCACCAGCGTAGCCATCGCCTCCTTCTCCTTCGTCGAGAGGGTCATATAGTCGGGGTCCATGCCCCGGCTCCGCTGCGCCATCTCCAGCATCCGCCCCGCCGTTATTGTCTTGTAGCTCATAGCTCTCCTTCGTCCTTCGTCCTCGTCCTCGTCCTCGTCATCGATTCCCCATTTCAGCATTTCAGCTTTTCAGCTTTTCTTCTCCGGCGTCCATCCCCTCCCATCCCACTCATGCCACACGCCCTTCATCCACCGCAACTTCACCTTCCCAAATCTGTTCTTCCGGCCATTCGCGCTATCGCCATCCACCGGCCGTCCCCCCCGCAGATGCGGATACAGCCGCTTCTGGTCCCGCCAGTACTCCCGTCCCTCATGCCCCAGTATCGCGCGCCCCTCGGTCTGCACCGCGTGCATAAACGCCGCCTGGTCCACCACGCACTGCCGCCCGTTCTTCCGCGCGTCCTTAGCGATGTCCCGATTCATCCGCTCATCTTCGTGCCGCAACGTCGTCAACTGATCCTGCGTGATCATACCCACCCCATTTCAGCTTTCAGCTTTTCTCTTCTCTCTCTCCCTCACAGCCTCACAGCCTCACAGCCTCACAGACTTCTCCGGTTCGCCTCGCCCACCAGCTCCAGCAGCGCCCCCTCGATCCTGCCGGCCGCCCCCAACGCCCCGCACTCCTCCCGCACCTGCGCATCCGTCAGCCCCCTGGCCCCGGCGCCCGCCAGCGACTTCTGCGCCCGGGCCCCCTCCGCCCTTATCACATGCACCGCCACCTTCAGCATCGCGCCATCCATCGGCCCCGCCGCCAGCCCCAGCAGTTGCTCCTTCGTCAGCGGCCCATACCGGTCGGCCTTAGCCTCCGCCTCCTTCACCCTTCCCCAGCGTCCCATCGCCGCCAGTATCCTGTTCTTCATGCCGCCTCCGGTCCGGTTCCGGGCGCCGCCCCGGCGCCCGCGATCCCAGTACGCCCCACCTCCACATTCGCCCCATACTGCGTCGCCTGCTGCTCCAGCCCCTTCAGCCACTGCCCCAGCATCGCCTTCTTATCCTCGCCCATATCCGCAAACACATTCGGGTTCTGCTGCCCCAGTTGGTCATACCACTGCCGCCGCAGTTGATAGTTCCAGTTCCCATCTGTATCCAGCGTCGGCATCACCCCCGCGCGCAGCATCGCATAGTTATTCGCCTCATCCTTCAGCTCATCGCCATCCGCCTGCCGCACATCCCGCACCGCATCCTCCGCCATATACGGGAAGACACTCCTAAAAGCCGCCTGCGCCACCACCGCCGTATTGATCGTCTTCCCCTGGTCCATCGTCATGATCATGTCCCGCACCACCGTCAGCCGCTTGCTCGTGTTCTCCAGGTCCAGATCCGCCGGATCAAACACCAGCCTCACATCAAACTCCCCAGCGATATCCTCCCGACTCCGGATCTGCGCATCCCCCGCCGCATCCGTCACCCGCGCCAGCAGCTCCTCGCTCGCATACTGCCGCGCGATCGCCAGCATCATCCGGCAGATGTCCCGCACGTGTACTAGAAACCACACCACCGCCGCCTCGCGCTTCGTGGCCGCCCCCAGCCCGCCGTCCGCATCCTCGGCGTTGACCCTCCCATGCGTCCAGTCTCGCAGCCGTTCAAGCTGCCGCTCCACCTGCGTCCCCTGCGTCGGCGCCTGCGGACCCCTCATCGCCTCAAACTTCGCATCCCGCTTGCCCCTGATCACCTTCAGCGGCTCCAGGTACGCATCGCCGTGCTGCTCGATCCCCACACTCAAGATCGGCGGCAGACTCCAGATCGCGTTCGCATCCGTCCCATTGTCCACGATGCTCTTCATCGCGCTCTGCAACGGCGACACCTTCTCCGGTATCCCCGCCGCATTCAAGATAAAGCCGTCATACACATCCGTCTGGTACACCACCGCCGGCCATTCCCCATGCGCGTCCCGGATCAACCGCCGCCCATACGCCGTACCCTCCACCCCCGTGTGGAACACCGTCATATACCGCGCCGGAGTGTCATCCTCATTCAGCCCGATGTAATACGCCGTCACCACCTGATACAGCCCCTTATACCGATCCGTCCCGACCGCACACAGCGAGCCGCCCGCATCCGCCCACTCGCTGAAACACGTCTCCCCATCATGCTCCAGCACCCCCTCGACAAACCCCTTGTTCCATCCCTCCGCCTGCCGCTGCCGCAGATCCTGCTCCGTCAGCCATTCCGTCGCAAACCACGGCGTCGCCGTCTCAAAGCTCTTCGAATTGTCAGGGATTATAAAGTCATCGCCATACCGCATCGCCCGCACCCTTGGCCCCTCATACGTCGTGATAGGGTAGGGGAACTCCGCCGCGCCATCCTTGCGCATCTGCCGCACGATCTTCGCCGCCCGCGCCGGCCGCAGATCCGGGAAGAATTGCAGCACCATCGAAGCCATCTCCGCTTCGCCATCCTCACTCTGCAACAGCGCCACCTTAAAATCTTCAGCCGCCTGCGCCACCATCTGCGGGTCAGCCCCGCCGCCCTGTGCCGCCGCCTGCGCATACAGCGCCGCCAGCTCATCAGCCGTCACCGTGCGCATCTCCGTGCCCATCTTCACGGTCCACTCCACGCCCATCATCGCCACGGCCGGAGAATCCGCCCAGGCATAATTCAGCGCCACCATCCACTGCCGCAGCCACTCCTTGCCCATCCGGTCAATCATCCACCGCAACAGCGCCGTCGCCTTCCGCGCCCGTTCCGAGTCACCCTTGCCACGGCCCTCGCAGCGCGGCTGCGCCCGCTGCATCGCCACCATCATCAGCTCCACCTTATCCGACACCAGCGCATCAGCCCACCGCACCCGCTGATCGCTCGCCCCCTCAAACGGAGACGGCCTCACGCCCCCAAAGTTCCGCGACCACATCCGCCCATCTGCGCTCTGCCCATTCCACCGGCAATGCCGCGCGTTCTCCGCATCCAGCCGCCGCTGCCAAAACTCCTCGCTACGGCTATTCCACTGCGCCGCCGCCGCCTTCAGCCCCAGCAACTGCTCCTCAGTCACCGCCCCGTCTCCGCCGTCAGCCCCCGCGTCGTCATATTCCAGTGGTTTCGGCATATCCCATCCCCCTCGCGCCGCCTGCTTAAAAGCCCGCCCCCGGTTCCCGGTCCGGGGGCGGGCTGCCCCCGCATTTCAGCATCAGCGAGCGTAGCGAAGCTAGCGCCCGCTTCCACCCTCAGTCATTTCCCGGCGTCCAGATCTTCAAAAACAGCCGCACGCGCCCACTCTCCAGCTCCGACAGCGACCGCGACACACCCGGCGATCCAAACGTAGTCACGATCGCCACGTTCGCCGTCTGTTCCTGTACCAGCGGACTCCCCACCGTCACCGTACTGGTCCCCGTCACCCCCGAGACGAAGTAGACGGTCGATGTCGCCACCCCCTCCACTCCGTTGGTTGCGATTACCGTTGACACCACCTTATTCGTTGTGGCCGTCAGCGTCACCGTAGCCGTCCCCGAGTAGTCCGCGCCGAAGCTCGTCCGTACCTCCGTGCCGTCCGCGGCCACCTCCTTACTGTTCAGCCAGCCCGTAGTCGCGGCCCCGGCGCCACAGCTCAGCGACATCGTAAACGCATTGGTCACAGTCACACTGTCAAACGCCGTATCCAGCAGCATCCCGGCAAACTCCACGCTGGCCGGTGCGCCCACGGTGTTCGTAAACACCATCGCCGTGTTCGTCGCCGTCTGCGTCAGGTCCTCATGCGTAAACTCCAGCACATGCGTCGCGCCGTACTTCACGCCCATCTGCCACGGCAACGGCCGCAACACCGGCGCCGCACTGGCCCCCATCGCCAGCACCACCCACACACACACCCACATACCCACATACTTCTTCATCCATTCCTCCTTCGTTCCACACCCACACACCCACACACCCACACACTCTCAAAGCGGCCAGCGCCGGGCCTCTCCGCCCGGCGCCGCCGCTACGTTCACGATCCGATGAGCGCCCGGATCTGCCCGCCGGGATACTTGCACACCAGCCGCAGCCAGCCCTTGTGGAACCCGCGCGGACCGCCGCCCTGGTCCAGCAGCGCCATGTGCTTCCACGGCTCCAGCCATTCCAGCGTCCACATCGCCATGTCCAGGAACACGCCCGAACGGGTCGTGTAGGCGGTCGCGGCGTTGTCGGCCGCCAGATCGCACATCATCCGGCGCTGCAGGATGGTCTTGACGGAAGCCCCGTCAAAATCAAAGAACGTCACCTTCCGGATAATCCGCTTCTCGTCCTGCTTGCTCACCAGTTGGCGCGTGCTGGACTCGCTGGCCGCCGTGACCGGCACCTTCTGGCCCCAGTCCGACATGTGCTGGATCAGCGCGCTACCGCAGTAGCCCACCAGATCCACGTCGCGCCCGACCACCTCGCCGGCCAGCCGCAGTCGTGCGGCAAACTCGTCCTCGGTGAGCGCCGCCAGCGTTCCGGCGTAGTTCTGCCCGGCCGTCGGCCGGCACGCCTCGGGCACCGGATAAGTGTCCTGCTCCGCGTTGTCCAGCCAACTGAACACACTGCGCGTGCGATCCTTGCTGTCCTCCGCGTCGCCGCCATTGGCCGTGTCCTGGTTGCCCAGCAGCATGTCCTGCACCGAGAGCAATCCCGACGCCGCATCCTTCGCCCGCTGGTCGGCGGCCGCCTGCTTGCCCTTCACGCTGGCGGTATCCGTCAGCTCGGCCAGGTCCGTCACCAGGTAGCCCGGCGACTCCACCCGCTGCGCATACACGCGCAACTGCTTCGGGATGTGCTTCGCAAAGCCGGTCGATTTGTCCACGCCTTCCTGGCCCGTGGGGTCGCCCGAGCGCGTCGGCATGTCCACATCCCACTCCGCCAGCTTGTTGGCGACCGCCGGACCGTGGCCCAGCAGCGTCAAGAAAGCGGCTTCCATGTTGATCGCGTTGAGCACGCCCTTCAGGTATCCAGGCATCTTCAACTGTTTGTCCGCATCATAAAGTCCTGCCATCGTCTCATTCCCTTCTTGCGTTCCTCGACTGTCTCAGTCGAAGTCGCCGTTTGCTATGGCGAGCGCGAGGTCGTCCCTGTCCTTTATCCCATCCCCGCTCTTCTTCGTCGGCGTCGCGGCTCCCGGCCTCGGCTTCGCGCCGCCCGCTGGCAGCGCCGTCCGTGCCGGCACAGGTGGTACAGGCAGCTTCGGCTTGCCCGTTGTGCCGCCAGCGCCCGCCGCCTCTGCGGCCTTCGCGTTCGGCTTCCACCCCGACTTCTTCGCCTGCATCCCCAGCCGGATCAGCTCAGCGGTTTCCCGCTTCACCCGCTCGATCAGCGCCGGAACCTCCGCCAGTTCCTGTATCCGCTTCTGGTGTTGCCGCCGAAAGTCCCGCACCTGCGCCCGCGTGTACGTCCGTTCCCCGATCGTGAGTTCGGCTTCCGCGTCCGTGTGATCCTCCAGCCACTCGCTGAAGACCTCCACCGACCGATTCGCCTGCTCATACTGGTCGATCCGGGCCGCATCACCCTTCGCGATCAGATCCGGCAACAGCCCCGCAGCGCCCGCCGCCCGCATCACCGTCTCATCGCCCAGCCGCTCCACCCGCTGCTTCAGCTCATCCCGTTCCGCCTTCACGGCATCCCGTTCATCCTCCGCAGCCTTCCGCCGCGCCGTCAGCGCCCCGATCCGCTTATTCACGGATTCCTGCTGCTTCTGCGTCAGATTGTGGTCCACCGGCTCCCCGTCGTCTTCAGCGACAGGTACGACCTCGCCCTCGCCATTTTCATCAACTTCATCACCAGCGCCATCGGCACCCGCCTCAGCGCCCTCTTCGATCACTGCATCCTCGACGACTTCGGCCGCTTCCGCACCCGGGACGCCTGCCCCGTCAGCATTTTTGCCACTCATGGTTTTACGCTCCATTTAGCGTTCCGGCTTACCTTCCAGCCCTTCCCCCCGCCGTAAAGCAAAAGGCCGTGCAAGAGTATCCCTCTCACACGGCCATCAAACACCCGATCCCGTTTCCTCGCAACCCCCTCCTTGTCTATTCCTCCCTATTCCTCCTCATTCCTCCCCGATCCTCCACTATTTGCCCACCGCCAGCCGCGCACACACCGCCAGCGTCAGCGAGCGCAGCGAGCTAGCGCCCACCCCTCCACACCATCCGCGCCCCTCTTGCGCCCGTTCCCGTCACCACCCCGCCCGCCCTCACTCGCACCCCGTCCCCACCCACTCCCACACTCCCATCCCCACACACTCTCCCCGTCACCCTCACCTCCATCCCCATCCGCACCTCACCCCCCGCCGTCCGCCGCGCCACCGTCACCGCCTGCGCCGCGCCCCTGGCGTCATTCCCCCAGATCCTCGCCACCTCCAGCGGGTCCGCCCCCGCACACCGCGCCAGCTTCAGCTCATAGAAATACCGCATCAAGTCAATAAAGTCCTTCACCGCCCCCTTCATCCCATCGCCGCCCGTATACGTCGCCAGCGCAAACCGCATATTCCGGCAGCTCTCCGCCACATACAGGCACGGCGGCCGCTCCAGCGAGCCATCCCTCGCCGCCGCATAATCCAGCGCATCCGCGATCATCGACAGCCCCCCACTGATCGGATTCCCCGGCGCCGTATTCCAGTCCCATCCCCCCAGCCGGTTCCATTGATCCAGCAGCGTCACCTCTCCGGCATTCTCCATCGCCGCCCGCCCAGCAGCCCGCGAGTCCATAAACCGATCCGCGATCCGCTCCCTGGCCCCCCGCGCCTCATCCCACTCCTCCAGCTCCTCCTCATCCGGCAGCCCGATCCCCTCCGCCACATCCCGCGCATCCCGCCCCTTCATCCACACATCCCAATCCCGCCACCCCTCCAGCCGCGCCACCTCCAGCTTCATCCTGCAGAAACCAAACCCAAAGCTCTCACTCCCCTCATCCCGATCCCCGTCATTCCACCCCTTGTTCCTCCCGCTCGGCTTCGCCCAAGGCCCCGGCACGCCCACGCCCGGGATGCTATAGCTCCCCGGCCACTCCCGATACACATAATCCGCCGTCGGCGTACTCCGGATCCAGATCAGCGCATCATTCCGCGCCCCCGCCGGATCAGCGAAGCAATAATTCACCCCCTCCTTCGGCACCTGGTCATCCGGTATCACATGCACCAGCTCGTTATACTTCGCCAGCACACTACTCCGGCTCTTCACCGGTATCCCGTAAAGGATCGTCCGGATCCGGTCCGCGCCCTTATCGCTCTCCCTGGCGATCAGTTCACTCGGCGTCCCATACGGATTATCCCGCGTATGAAACCACACCACCGCCCGCCGCCCGTCAAAACACAGCGCCACCCGCGGCGCCCGCTCAAAGTCACGCCCCTTTGCCTCCTCCGGCTCCTCCTCCTTCACACCCTCCAGCCACCGCACACAATCCTCCGGACGGCTCGCCGGCACCGTCGGCACCCGCCCGGCCGCCACCTCCTGTTCCCTCCGCGTCCACTCCTCCCGCGTCAGCCCCACCGCCAGCCACGGCAGTTGCGGCCCCCCATCCCTCGGCAGCAGATACGCGGGCGCCGACCGCACCACCCGCGCCCCATCCAGAAACCCCTTCACCACCGCCGTATACCCATCAATCGGCGTAAACGTCAGCAACTTCTTCCCCTTCCGACTCGCCAGCCGCCGCCCCAGCTCATCATCCCAGTTTATCGGGATCAACTCATCGCCCCACGCCCACACCGTCTCACACCCCACCAGCGCATCCTTCGGATCCTGCGAGTAAAACTTCCCGATCACCTTCGTCTTACTCGGCAGTTGATACTGCGCCTCACTGAAGCCCTTCAGATCCTTGTAATGCACATACCAATCATCCCCCATGTGCTTCTGCTTCCACTCCGCCGGCATATACCGCCACAGCCGCGGCTGCACCGTCATCGCGCTCAGCCCAAACTGCTGCGCAAGAAACAGCACCGTCTCATTCTTCACATTCACCGCCACCCGCTGCGTACTCTTCGCCCCAAACTCACTCTTCGCACACCGGTTCGCGCCCAGCACCAGCAGATCCACCACCGGCTCCTTCACCCCCAGCCGCTCCCGCAGCCTCCGCTTCCACACCTCCCAAGCATCAGCCTCCGGCACCCCCAGCCGTGCGGCCAGCGCCCGCGCCGTAGACTCCTGGCACCACGGAAAATCCATCAGCGCCCACGCCACCCACCAGACACTCGGCTCCCAGCCCAGCCGGAACGGATCATCATTCACCGCCTTTATCCACCGTTCCCGCTGCTCCAGCAGCGCCGACGCAGCCTGCACCCGCGTCATCCCCTCCCGCAGCGCATGCCTCTCAATCGCCCCCGCATCCGGCCCCACCCACCAATTATCACTTGTCCAAGCCATATCCATCTCCAGTTCTGTGCAGCGCGTTCACGCGCCCTATTTCAGCCTCTCCAAGTTACTCTTCACCCTCACATCCACGCCCAGGCCCACCAGCTCCGCGATCAGCTCCATCACCTCCGCCCGCGTCGGCTGCGGCAGCCCCGGCGTACTCTTGCTATCCGCGCCGATGTTCACCCACCTCGGCCTTGCAGCCGCAATCGCCTTCGCAAACCCCGCCGTAAAAGTCAGCACCGGCTCGATCGTGATAAACACCGGCTCGTTCCTCTCCGCAAGTATCCTACACGACTCAAGCCTCGTCAACGGGTGCGGCGTGTTTCCAACGTGCGTGATGTCACTCTCCACCGTCACCCCCAGTATCCAGTTCGGCGGCCTATATCCATACATGCGCCCGAGTGCTACTGCCGGGTTCTTCGTCTGCATCACATACCGGTTCTCCGGCCACTGGAGCATGTGTTCAAAGATCCGCCACACCCACTCGACCTTCACCCCATCCGCAAACAGATCATTCGTATGCTCCACGAATATCACCTTCCCCTTGCCATACCGCACCTTCAGCTCCCGCTCCTCGATCCGCAGCGGCCCTTGGTGCGCCTGCGATCCAAAGCGCCTGTCGATACTCTGCACGTAGCAATACGGGCACCTGTGCAGACACTGCCCGCGCAGATGGCTATGCACATGCGTCACCCACTCATACATATTCCCCGCCGCCTTCGTCATACTCATCCCATCCTCCATTCCATTTCCAGTTTCCCATTTCAGCGTCAGCGAGCGCAGCGAAGCTAGCGCCCCGTTATCTCCACCACCGTGCGCCCAGGTCCCTGCCAGCAGCCCGGCCCTGTCTTCGTCCAGCCCGCTTTCAGCCGCCCCTCCTCGATCAGCTCCTGCATCCGCCGGTACAGGGTCTTCGGCGTCGCCTGGCGCCTGGTCTCCTCCGCCTCATACATCCGCTCCAGCTCCGTCCACTCCCGCACCAGCGGCCCCCACTCCTTGTGCCGATCCGCAACCTCCTGCAACCGCTCCCGCCACGTCGGTATCAGCTTCAGCAGCCTATAGCACCGCCCAAAGTCATCCGGGTCCCCCGGCACATCTCCGCAGTACGGCGGCGTTTTCGCCCCCGCCATAACCGCGCATATCGTCTTACTGCTCATTCCCGTGTCCCCGCCCAGCAGCCACTGTAGCGCCGCCGCCCTCTCGTCATTCATACTCATCCCATCCTCCATTCCAGTTTCCAGTTTCCAGTTTCCAGTTTCCAGTTTCCCATTCTCCCTCACAGCCTCACAGCCTCACAGCCTCACAGCCTTCTCCCTACCCCTGCCAACCCTCCTTCACCCCCAGCGCCTTTGCCACCTCATCCGCCCTGTAATACTTCCCCCTCTCATACCCCTTCATCTTCGCCGGCAGCAGCACCCCTCCCTCCCGCAGCCGCCTAAACATCCACGCCGTCACCCCCAGCCTCTCCACGATCTCCCGCCGTGTCACAAACACCTTAGCCATTTTTCACCTCCTTCTCCGGTTCTGTTCCGGCCGCAGCCCCTGCGGCCGGCTTCACTCCCGCCCGCCTCTCTTCCCTCTCCGCCCTTCTCATCTCCCTTCTCTCCGCCGTGATCCCCCTTGCGATCTCCAGCGCCTCCTCCCGTGTTTCCGCCGTCGCCACCGTAATCAACGGCGCCGAGCCCCGCTCCCGCAGCAGCTCCTCCATCCGCACCGCCACCTCATCCGCACACACCAGCGGATACTTATCCCTCTCCCCCTCACTCAACACCCTGTAGCCCATACACAATCTCCTTTCCCGTTCTGTGTTGCGCGTTCACGCGCCTGATCATTCATGTTAGCAACTCGACACACTCACGCACTCAGAGCACGGCGTCTCATCATCAAACAGGTGATCCTGTATCGAGCCGTCCTTAAGTATCTCTTCAAACGGCAGGTCCGCTCTACCCTCGTCACCGCTCCATCCGTTCGGCCACGTGTTTGCTTCGATCATCCCTTCAATGGCCTTTCGCTCTTCAGCGTCGATAAGAAGGTAATCGGGATCTCCGTTAGGTTTGTTGGCGTTGATTTCATCTTGTATCTCGATCACCCGGGCCATTCCCATGCGACGAGCGTCCATGGTTAGCGGCCCCTTGCGATTCGGATTCTTCACAAGCTGTCCGTTAGCGTAGAATTCCGCCTTCTGTTTGCGGATACGATTTCGAGGTAGCCGCATCTCTTCGTACAACGGCCGGAGTTTCATAAGCGGGGCAAGGTACTGCCATCTTTCTTCTTTCAACAAAAGTTCCAGCGAGGCGTCGCGGCTGGCAACCGGGCACCCAACACATCCAGTGCGCGCGTTCTCCTCTTCGGCTTCATCGCCTCCGTAACTGTCGGCGACGCGCTCGGTCGGGAATCCTCCCATGGGTGCCCACTGCCTAAGCCACTTCCAGACGTGGCACACACGCCAGTGCAAGATCGGGGCCAGCGTATCAGCCACTGCCTCAGGAGTCGCCTGCTGGAACCAGCCCTGTCCGCATTCTGCCCCGTCCTTTCCGCAACTCAGCGCGATTCTAGCGTCACGCGCCGCGCTCTCACCGACGCGGACACCGGTCAAACACAAGAACTTCTTACCGTTCTTCTCTCGCAGTTCCTTCAGCGCCTGCATCATCGGATTGACCTTAATCTTTCCGGTACACCACCTGAAACGTGCTCCGGGTGTAGGCACTCCACGGCCAAACATGTAAACCATAAATCGGTCCTCCATTTTCGGAAGCACCACGTCACACTGATATCCCTTTGAACGCAGCACGTCCATGACGCCCATCGCCGCATTACGAAGGGGCGGCAACTCCATTCGCGTGTCTGCATACAAAAAGCGGAGCGACTTTGGCCGCTGGACCTTCCCGCTCTCGATCAGTTGCGGCACCAGCGTCGCCACGCAACTGGAATCCTTGCCACCCGAATAGCACACCACCCAGTCGTCAAACAGCGTTCCAAACGTGTTTAGAGACTCAATCGTCTTCTCAATCCCTGAAGTCATCGTCTGCCGATAACCTTCAAACAATGTCGGTTGTTCCATAGTGATCTCCCATTTCAGCATTTCAGCATTTCAGTTTTCAGCTTTTCTCTCTCTCTTCCCCCTCTACTCCCTCTCCGCATCCCTCAGCGGGTCATCATCCCGCATCGGCCGATACTCATCATCCGCCAGGTCAAACGTAAAGTAATGCGGCTTCATCAGCAGCTTCACCGTCCCCAGGCCCCCGTCCTGGTTCTTCTTCACCATCAGCTTAATCGGCCGCTTCTTATCCTTGATCGCCTCCTCATCCCCCTCCTTCTGCCACGTCCGCACCTGCTTCAGATCCCGGTGCAGAAACATCACAATCGCCGCATCCTGCTCCAGGCTCCCCGAGTCCCGCAGATCATCCAGCTCCGGCTCCCGTTCCTGTTGCCCCGGTTCACACCGCCGCAACTGCGACAGCAGCAACACCGGCACCCCCAGCTCCTGCGCCAGCGACTTAAAAAAGCTCGTCACCCGCGTCACGATCTGCCGCATGTCATGCCGTTCACTCCCCGCATACGTCACCAGTTGGCAGTGATCCACCGTGATCAGACTCAGCTTCCCCTGCGCCTTCAAGTGCCTCGCCCGCATCGCCATCATCTCCATCCGCGTCGTCCGCGTACAGAAGTGCATCGGCAGCGCCCCCAGCCCCTTCGCCGCCGCCTCCATCGCATCGAGCTGATCATGCCGCGCAAACCCAAACTTCAGCTTCGGCATACTCACCCCGCCATCCCGGCACAGATCCCTGGGCAGCACCCGCTCCGCGCCCATATCCATCAGCATCGACAGCGTATGAAACCCATGCGCCGCCACACACGTCCTGATCTCCCCCTCCATTGCAGTCTTCCCCACGCTCGGCCGCGCCGCCAGCACCACCAGATCATTCGGCAGCCCCCCCAGCATCTTCGTCAGCCGCCACCACGGCATAGGCACCCCGATCTCCACCTTCTTCCCCGCCACCCGGTCCACGGCCGCCTGCCTCCACTTCTTCACCTGGTCATCCAGCACCTTCTCCACACTCAGTTCCTGCGCCACCTCATTATCATCCAGCACCGCCCGCATCTGCTCCGCCGTCTCACTCGCCACCATCTCCGGGTCCGTCGTATCCAGTTGCGCCGCCAGACTTGAAAACGCCTTCTTAATCTGCGCCGCCATATATTCCCGCCGCAGTATCGCCGCATAATACTCCGCATGCGACGCACTCGGGCACGCATCCACACACCGCTCCATCTCCCCCGGCGCCGCGGCCAGCGCCACGGGGTCCAGCTCCTCCGCCCGCTTCATCCGGTCCAGCACCGTCAGCTCATCAATCGCCGCATTCTCCTGCGTCATCACCAGCAACAGCTCCGCCAGCTCCCGCCGCGTCCGATCCCCGCGCCACCACGCCCCCCGCACCTTCAGCCGTTGCAGCACCATCCCCACCCGCATGGGATCCATCAGCCAGGCCCCGATCAGCGCCCGCTCCGCCGCCTCCGTCTCAACCTTGTCGATCATAGTCAGCCCCTTTATTACCGCGCGGCGCGTTATCGCGCCGGCATATCCATCACCGATCCGCAAAGCGCCTCCGCTGGCTCCACCGCCACCGCATTCCCGATCTGCTTCACCTGCTCCGTCTTCGTCCCGGTAAACACATACCCCGCAAAACCCATCGCCGCCGCCAGCTCATGCGGTTGCAGCATCCGGAAGCGGATATCCATTCCCTGCGGCTGCACCAGCGCAAACCGATCCTTCGATGTCACCGTATCAAGCGGCTCATTCACCGGCCGCGCCCCGGCGCCCGATCCGTAATACTTCGTCAGAAACGGCTCACACAGTCCAAATGCCCCGCCCTTCGCCGTCGTGATCGTCGGCAGCGCCTCCCCGACCGACCGCAGCGCGTTCCGGTTGCTATGCTCCATCGGCACCACAAACGGCTCGCACAGCGCAAACTCGCCGCGGTGCCCGGCCGGTATCGTTCCCAGCGGCGCATCGCAACTGCCCACCCGGTCGCCGCCAGCGTGGGCCACATTCAGCACAAACGGCTCACACAGCGCCGCATGTATCCCGCCCGCGCTCACGGTCCCCAGCGGCTCATCCATCCCCTTGGCCCACGCCCCGACCTGCGCCTCGTTCGTTCCCCGCAGCACCGCGATAAACGCCTCTCCGCCAAACTTCCTCAGCCCCGCCTCGATCCGCGCCAGCGTCTTAGGCTTCAGCGGACGCGCGCGGTTAAAGATGCTCGGACTCTTAATGCTCCAGTCGATCACCTCCCGCGCCGCCTTCCACTTCGCCTTGTCGCCCTCGGCCTGCTTCGCGTGCGTTGCCTCCGGCCATTGGATCACCCCCCGCCGCGAGGCCCGCACAAACAGCCTCCGCCGCACAGTGGCCGATCCATAATCCGCCGCATTCACCTCCCGCCACTCCACCGTGTAGCCCAGGCTCTCCAGCGCACCGACCCAGCCCCGAAACGTCTGCCCACGCTTCGCCCGGTCCGGCCTGCCATCCGCCCCCAGCGGACCCCAGTGCTGAAACTCCCGCACGTTCTCCACCAGCAGCTCATCCACTTCCAGCCTCTCCAGCCAATGCAGCACGTGCCAGGCGCTGGCCCGGCTCTGCTCGCTGCACGGCTTGCCACCCCGCGCATTGCTGTGGTGCGTGCACTCCGGCGACGCCACCAGCAGATCCAGATGCCCGCCCGGAACAAGCCGGTTAGGCGACGCCTCCACACTCCCCAGGTCCGCGCACACATGTTGCGCCCACGGATGGTTTCGCGTATGCGTCGCCACCGCCGTCGCCCAATGGTTCACCGCCACCAGATTCATCCTGATCCCGCGCCGTTTGGCCGCCTGCACGCATCCCGTGCTAGTCCCGCCAGCCCCGCAAAACAAATCCGCCGTTTCAAACTTACCATTCACAAAATCACCCCTGTTTCCATCTCCGCATCAGCGAGCGCAGCGAAGCGAGCGCGCCGGCTCCTCCGCCACCACCGTCAGCCCGATCGCCAGCGCCAGCGCCCGTTCCGCCACCGCCCCCGGCGACCGCTCCCACCCCTCCAGCATCACCACCGTCGCACTCTCCGGCGCATCCAGCAACACCTCCAGGCACTGCCGGAGATACCACCGATACTCCCTCCCTTGCGGCAACAGCGCCGGGTTCCACACCTTCCGTCCCGGCCACCGATGCCGCGCCCGGTTCGTCGCCATCGCAAACACCGCCCGATACCCCACATCCCCCGAGATCGCCCCACTCAAAATCACATCATATCGTTCACGCATACGCTTTTTCCCCTCTCATTACCGCGCGGCGCGTTATCGCGCCGTCCCCATCAATCCTCACGTGCTCCGACACACCTGCGCCTCGACATCATCAACTCGCTCCACGGCGATCGCGTCTCCGGCTGATCAGCACCCCCAAACTCCGGCGTCGAGTAAAACGTCGTTCCCCGGTGTTCCGTCACTCCGGCCAGTGTCCCCGGCTTCCTCCGTGCGCGATACATCCCATCCGAGCACACCTGCAACCGCCCATCCTCCACCAGCCGATTCAAGATCACATCCAGATTCCCCCTCCGATCCCGGGTCTTCCCCATGATCTTCCGCGCCCGTTCCATCAGCTCCTCCCCCGACGCCGCTCCCCCCATCTCCTCCAGCGCCCCCATCATCACCCCGCCATGTTCTCCGCCATCTCCCCTCATACTCCACCCCATTCTGTTTAGCGCATTCACGCGCCTTGTTTCACATTTCCAGCGTCAGCGAGCGCAGCGAAGCTAGCGCCCTTCATCCCATCTCCCCTCAGCGTCTTCCGCCACAAGTGCGGCTTGTCGATCTCATACCGATCCGCGCAACCGGCCAGAAGCGCGGTCTGCTGCGTGCCTCGGCCCGTTGCCAGCAACTTTCCGCACCGCCCGCCACGGGCCTGATAGACGGCATATCTGTCAGCCATTACGTTATGCGTCACGAATCGGCACACCTTGCTGTGCGTTCCCTCGGTCACGATTGCCGCACGCACGGTTACAGCCGATATGTTCTTCCACTGGCGGGCGATCACTTTCTCACCTCCACGGCCGCCCCGTCGGCCAGTCCATCCAGTTTAGCGATGTGGTGTTTAGTCATTCCCGGTCTCCTGTGATTGCTCTGCGGATCTGCACGGCATCAATGCCCCGCGCAAAGTTGGCTATCCGCGCCAATTCCTCGTCATCTATTTCCGCTTCTGGAGTCGGGTCCTCTTCGGCGTGTGTTGGAAAAATCGCGTTCACATGCAGAAACGCTCGGTAACACGACATCATCTGTAGTTTCATGTCGCGCAGATACAGGTCATAGCGCAGTTTAAACTCCTCCCGTTCCGCAACCGTGCATTCCACGCCCACCCAGCCCGGCCGCTTTTTGCTACTGAAACTCGTGCGCCTCCAGAACATCGTCGCGCAAAGTTGATAAAACAGCTTCTTCTCGTACATTCCGGGGCGCATCTTGAACCACTCCAGCCGCCGGCTTTCATCGTCGATGTCAGCCAGGGTCAACCCGTTTTTCTCCAGCAATCGTTTCAGTGCGTCCTCTGCGTTCACCGCCTCTCCGCCGACGCCCTTGCGGGCCAGCCCCAAGAGCTTTTCCAGTTTGGTCTTCACAGTGTCAGTCATCATAGTTTCACGCTCCAGAAGATCACGATTCCGTCGAACGGTAGGCCGTGCTCGGTTTCGAACCAGTCGCGCATCTCCTCCCAGCAGCTAAAACCATCGGCGCGGGCAAAGTCGTAGCGGGCATTGTAGCCGAGTGGGTCTATGCCGAGGTATTCTGCGCCGATGGTTAGACTGTATGGATTGATCGTGATCGGTGCCACGTCGCTGATGATTTCTTCTCGCAGTATCCGCTGCGGGCTGTGGTAGGGGCGGCCGGTCCAGGTCCGCAGGCTGATCAGATCGCCCGGGCGTGGCATTCTCTTCGGGGTGGGCCGGACCGTTTGCGCTTTGGTGCCGGATTCTACGGCTGGCGCGAATTGCGGTTTGAACATGCGAACGAATCGTCTTGGCTTCGTTGTGCTCATGGCGTGATTCCTTTCGTTGCCTCACTCACTCGATCGTCCCGTCAAAATCCGGGCACAGCCTCTCGCCCGTAAACTCCCCGGCATCCCGGGCCGCCTGAAGCGCCTCCTTCGGCGACCTCTTCCTGTTGGCCTTATCCCTCGCCTCGTTCTTCAGCCAGGTATCCCTGAAAAACCGCTTCGTAAACTTGCGCCCCTTCGCCGCCACCCACTGCTCGGCCAAGACCGCCTCGGTCCGCACATCCACCCCCAGCGGACCATACACCCCCACCATCTCCTCGACGAACGCGGGATCCACCATCGTCGTCACCCTCACCAGCACCGTCTCTTTCTTCTCTCCCTCATGCTCACCAGCACTAGAGTCTTCTACGATAGTAGAAGAGATAGAAGACGCGCCCGCGCGCGTAGTAACAGTTTCTGTGTTGCGTCTGTGCGCGTTCTGTGTTGCGTCTGTGTTCGTTCTGTGTTCGTTCTGTGTTGCGTCTGTGCGCGTTCTGTGTTCGGTCCCCCTCCTTTCCCGCATCCTTTCGGCGTTCTTTTCGTTCCGTTCCCGCTGCTTCACCAGCCTCCTGCAGACCACCCGTGCCGGCGTCATTTCCGTAGGCTTAAACTCCCCCCACTGGGCGAAGGTTTCCGACACCACCGGCACCATCACCCCGCCGATCATCACCTCCACATCCGCTATCTTTTTCGACCCCAGCCCCTGCAACATCTTCCAGCACGTTTCCAGCGTCTCTCCATACCCCATCAGCACCGACAGCGGACCCGTCCAGTCCCCCAGAATCGGAGCCTCGGAGCACTCCCCGATCACATCAATCCACATCCCCTTTTCGGCCTTCGTCAGCTTGGCCGTATCCATCTGCCAGTCCCTCCAGAACCACGTCGTAGAAGGGTTATTCTCATTCCTCACTCCCGTACTCATCTACCACCTCCCGAAGCTGCGGGGCAACGGCCCCACCATCCGATACAGATACTGCGACCGCTCCACCGGAACCGCCCGCAGCTCCATTCCTTTTACGAAATTGACATTGCTCCCCACGATCACCCGACACGCGAAGCCATACGGCATCCCGCTATCCGACAGCATCCCCGCCATCACGATCCTGTCATTCAGCGCCGGACGCATCACCACCAGCCTCTGGCACCCCTGCACGCCCTCCCCAGGCGGCCCCATCTCCGCGCTCGCCAGCGCGTCCTCAAGCGTCGTCCGCCCCTCCAGATCCGCGCCCCCTCTTTTTTTTGTAGGCAGCTCCACGCCCACCTCGCGCATCACCGCCAGCGCCCCTTCCCGCGTATACGCCACCCGCCCGTGGTCATACCACCACAGACCCTTATCAAGCCGCGCCCTCCCTTTGTGGAGCCGCCCCCTGTTGATTCCGATGGCCCGTGCCAGGGCATCCTCCTCATACATCGTCCGGCCGTCTTTTTTTGGCTCAAACAGCCCTTGAGCCTCTGTCACTCTCTTAGCCATACCACCCCCTACCGATTTGTGGGCTGGACCGCGCGCGCGCCCCCCGGGCCGCCCCCCCCCCCA